TACTTTTTCTGGGTTGGCTAGTTCGTTTTCCAGTTATTATCCGAGAAAGAGTGGAATTGCTTATTCCTGTTAAATTGGCTAACTCTAATTGGGTCTTATCTTTTAATATTTTTTCTATTTGCTTTTTATTTTTATTAATAATTTTTAAATCTTTTTGCTGAAGAACTTTTAATTCTTTCAATTTTTCTAAATACCATTTTAAAGAACCCTGATTTTTATCATATGTTAATAATCTATCTAAAATATCTTTAATAATTTCCATTTCTATTTCATCATAAATATCTATTAAAGGCTTAAGTAAATTATCAAATTCATATTTTTTCATTATTCTTCTTCAGGATCCTTTTTTTCTTCTTTTTCGGTTAGTTTACGATATTCTTTTTGCTTCTTAACATACTCGATAGCCTCTTTCTCTTTTAAACCTTTAGTATCAATTATGTATTGAACATCACTAGTAATATCGTTATTTCTTTCGATTAATGCTTGATTACGAGTACTATCTTTATCAACTAAAATACTGTCATCCCAATCGTGTTCAACAACATAATCATTCTTAACAGGAATACCATATAACTTACATAAAACATAAATTCCATATATTAAATCATCAAATGCGTGTTGTAAAGAATCTTGAATATCTCCTACTGTAACATAATAATCTTGTTTAGCAGATTTAATTTCAGTAGCAGTTTTAGCAATATCATCCATTTTTGATAAAACACCAAAAGCAAGACCACATTCACTTTCTGCTTGTCTTAAATATTCATTTAAACCATTAAATAATGATGTATCTCTAATTTCAGGGCTGAAAATATTATATGTTTTGTCTTTTGTATCATCCAAATTTAACTTTCTAAATAATCGTTTTTTTCTTTCAGGAAGTTTATATTTTCCAGTTTCAGCTCCTTCTAATATACCAACATCAGCATCAATAGCAAGTTCTGTTCCTTCGAATTCCCAAATTATTCTTGAGAATTGTTTATCAATTTGTTTTATAGTATCAATCGCTGGATACCAAATTGGAACCCCGCCAGGATATGAATTATCAATTGTATTTGCATTTTTCATTGTTGCAAATCCACCTATCAATCTATCAACACCTTCTATTGAAGTTACAGGCTCAATTGCTTTCCATTTGTCAACATCAGTTAAATTTATTTTTCTTTCTAAGATTACACCATCTTTTCTACCTTTATAAGCAATATTCTTAATTGTAACAACATTGCTCTTTATTTCTTGGTATTCAATTCTAGTATAAACATTACTACCATCTGTAATTTGGTCTAATACTATTGCACCTAATAAATTACCATCATCATCAAACTTAACTGGAATAAACTTGTCTGCTTGAATTACACTTATTTTAATCGTATTATCTGAATAATATGGTTTAAAAAAGATACTGGATTTGCCAATCATATACTCTGTATTAACCCTTTTTCTAGTTAAGAACTTTTGATAGATTTTATCAATAAATGGTTCACTACAAACACTTTTATATTCAATTGTAACTGCTTTAGCCACTTTTTCACTTATTGTTTTAGCAACGTGTAATGACATAGTATTATCATCAACCCAAGGTTCGTGACCATTAAATATATCAGCCCACTGTTGAAATGCATCCAACATATCTTTTGAAGTTTGCATATCTAAATCAAATTCTTTTATTATTTTGTTATAATCAAACATCTTACTCCACCATCCTCTTATTTTGCTTAATAAATTACTTATCATCCTTTTCATCACCTCCAACTGTTGGTAACATTAATTTTATAAATTTCCAAATTCCCATTATTAAATACCTTTTTGCATCTTCACAATGGTCATTTTGCTTTATAGGTACTTCTTTTCCCTTATCTAACAAATCTTTGTCATATTCATATTTATATTCTTCTTCTATTAAATGTTTTTGTCTAGGAGATATAAATAATCTTTGATATGAATACATTTTTTGTACTCTTGATATTCCTAGTGCTACATCATTATTTGCATCTCTCACTATAATATCAGAACATACTTTTTTAATTTCTTCTGCTAATCCTTTAGCAGATGGATCTATAAATACAAATCGAACCTTTAACTCGGTTTCATTTTCTAAACTATCTTTGAACTTTTTAAAATCTAATGCGTAATCACTTGGACTCTTTTGTTTGCCAGTGTCACGACCACTATAATAATATTCATCAATACCTCTTACACATTTATCAACATAGTCTATACCAAATGCTTCATATGTTGTTGCATTCATTTGTCCATAGTCTACTCCAATATCTATGGCTTTCATATTCCTATAATTTTCTTCACTACATTCTTTAACGTGTATTTCTTCATTAAACATATAGTAAATCAATTCATCAATACCAGTACATAATCCTAACCATAGCCAGTTATACATTTTTTCGTCTAACTTTTTTAATATTTCAGCAGTTTGAATTAATTTTTTTCCAAGCCAACTCTCTGGAACATCTCTATAATCAGTATGAATATGAATACAATCCTCTCTTAAAATCATTTTATTAAGCCAATCCATTATCGGTGCTTTTGGATTTTTTGGCGGATTGAAATAATATTCCATCACAAATTCTTCTTCATTACCTCTAATAAATGTTGCTTCAATATTTTGAATTTCGTCTTCTCCATCACCTTTATCAAAGAACTCTGTTAATTCATCCAATTCAACTAATACTATTGGTCTATCTTCATCTATCATACCTTTTGTATCATCAATAGAATCATTACCAGTAAAATAAATTGTATTACCTGTAGGCAAGTATTTTATTTGCATCGGGCTAACCGTTATTTTGAAATTACTTTTTGGAATCTTTAATCTTGTAATAGCTCTTTTACATTCATTAAATACCGTTTTTTTCAATTTGTTATGAAATTTTCTTAATATTACCACCGAACCAGGTTTTGTATTAATAATTCTTCGAACTGCTCTTAATGCACCTCGACTTGACTTTGTACCAGCACGCCCACTTGTATATATTTGATGGGTATGTTTAATGTCATTAAAATTATCATAGTATTTAGGGATGATTAAATCACTCATTTTTATTACTGTTTTATTTTGGTAAGTCATCAACTATCACAACTCCGCTTTCAGTATTTGTTGCCTGGTTTTTAATTTCTTTTAATTTTAATTCCTTATCAATTATTATTCCATAAGCACTTGCAACATCTTTTATATTTGTAAAATTGTCTAAATTGTCTGCTTTATCTTCAATCGCTTTTAATAATTTTTCTACTATTATCTTTTTTCTATCTTTTAATGTATCCATATATTCCAAGACATCTTGTGTATTCTCTTCTTTTTTTTGTTCGATTTTTTCCAAACTGTCTTTATCAGACTTAACAAGCTTTCTAACAGTTGTATCAGAAACTTTATGTTTTCTTGCAACTTCAGAATAATTTCCACATTCAATATAATCCGCTATTATTAATTTTTTCTTTTTATCAGTTAATTTAGTTCTTACTTTAGACATAATAACCAACTTACTAATAATCTTTTATTTTTGAATGTTTCTTTTTGCGGATCAACTTTTTCTGAATTTAGTTTTTCATAAGATACAGTATAATTCTTACTAATTTTTTCTTTTTTTGCAACTGTTATTTCTATTATAGTGATTTTATATTTTTTGGATAAATTTGTTAATGCCATTCTTATATACTTATCCAAGTTCATATTTACTCACCTTCTTTGTTTTTTTTGTTTTCTTTATTAATTATTTTAACTATTCCTTTATTAGATAAATATTTTGCTCTTTTTTCTGATACTCTATATTTATAACCTGGCTGTAATAAACCTAAATCTTTATTTTCTAAATCTTTAAAA